AAACATAGCTTTTACATAATTATACTCTGGTTTCTGGTAACTTGCCCAGACAAACAGTGTGTCCTCGCCACTAATACTTCTTAGCGTATTAACGATTATAAACCCAATATATGTATCTTCTTCATACAACATGTACAAAGTAGACAGCTCTTCTTGTAAAGATAAATAGACGTCGGGTGTTATCCAGTCAGCTTGACACTTTTTTCTAACTTGATCTAAATCTGGTTGTATTTTTTCAAAAGCACAACGTACCTCAGAAAGAGGAATTGTCTCAATTGAAAGCCCATCAATAGTCAATCTCTGAACCATACTTCTTATACCTTTTACGTGGGCTTAAACCGGCGCCTCTGTATTTAACAGTTCTTTTAACGCCTAAATCTCCGCCCCTTGCTTTTAGTTCAGCTTGTACAATTTCTTGATTAAACAATCCTAAATAATCAGCTGCTGCTGCTGGATCAGTCCAATCTTTTGCAGGAATACGCATAAGCCTATATAAAGTGCCATACACAATTCCGTCTCTGTAACTGTTTGAAAAAGTGGTGTCTATATTACTTGTAGTCCTACTCGGTTTTAAAGCAACAGATAATTGAATGCCGTTGGTAACGGCGCTACCAGGAACCGGTATTACCCAAAACGTACTTGGGTTTTTTTGTAAATAAACTTGTGGTACTGAAGTTTTGTTTCTCCAATCAGAATAGTTTAACTCTAAACTTCTAGGGCTAATTGGGTCTAAATCATCGCCATCATATGTCATCCATAAAATTGCATGTACATCTGTGCCGCTTGGTTGGTCGAACTCATATTCATATACGCCACTAATACTTGTAATTGGATCTAAGTCATATACGTAAGCTTTAGATCTTTCTGCAAATTCTATACAAGCGGAGCGCAAAGTAGATTCAATTAAAGAATCTGGGCAATTGGGTACGTATGGAAGTATGTCTTTTACTAAAGAATCAAATGATGCCATTATTGAACTCCAGGAGGAGGCGGTGGGGGCGCTGTTCTCATGCCCGGTTTATCAGAATTAGGATCAAGCAATACTTTTGATTGTCCCCCTCCTGAAACACTCGCCATAAATAATTGATAATGAGATCCAGCCCTTTGTGCGTTACCTGCAAATTCTGCGTCTTTCATATAACACCTATACAACACATAGTCTACAAGGGCGTTACCATAAACATCATCTATATAAATAGTACTACTTGTAGAACTTAAATCTGTAGGGTTTCTAGCTGTTACTAATTCAACATAAGCGTTTGATCCAGATTTGACACCTGGATATACATAAAACCTTCTTGGATCATCTGGATCATAAATGTAGTGTTTAATAACAGAGCCATGCGCAGCATCTCCTGTAACAGTGGGATCATGCCAATTGGGTTCTATAGAATTTAAAATATCTTCATCTACTAACCTAATAGCTTTTTTACCTGTTGCGCTACCACCAGTAGCACTCATATTTCTAACTACTTTTATTAAACACATTGCAACATCTGGAATAGACTGTTCTGTCCCAGTAGCCAATTGCACATTTGAATGGTCTGCAGCCGCAGCGGGTTTAAAGTTAACTACCTCTCTTTGTGCATCATTTATGTACCGAAGCAATTCAGCTTCAGTCCATCGAACGCCAGTTGTATCTTGCAGGGTGTCCTGGATTCTGGATATTAAATTAGCGCCCGTTAATGTGCCCATTATTTCTTAGCAGTTTTCTTTACAGTTTTTTTAGCAGCCGGCTTTTTCTTAGCGGGTGCTTTACCATCTACATAGGCTTCGTTTATATCAGGTGTAGAGGGATCGTCAGGAATATAATGTCCTTTTTCATCTCTAGCTCTAATAGGTTCGCTTGGCTTTTTATCTTTAATTGAATGGGGTTTGTGTTCTGTACACCCCTCTTGCAAGCACAATAGGCCCATGTCATGTCCAACTTCTTTTGGTACGCCAGCTTCCAGTCTGATTGATGCGCCCCAGGTGGTCGAAATATACCTGTCAATATCTGATACTACTATCATCTTTTACTCCTAAAAAAGGGGTGGCTCAAAATGAACCACCCACAAAAACATACTTAGTATGCAACGTCCAATCTAATGACACCAAAGTCTTCAACGCCACCATTGTAGTCGCTGTTAAACTTAGGCTTCTTAAGACCGAAGATTTTACCAATGGAGATACCATTTTGGTTACCATAGTCGAAAGTATCTTCAACTATTTGTGGTAGACCAATATCTGCCATAGCAAGAGCTTGAGCTCCACAGAATAAACAAGCAGAACCGTTGATGTCAGCATCAGCGCCCCATTTGTATCCAGCAGAACCGGCATTTGAAGATGTTCCAGTAGTTGCGTTAGCAGTGTTAAACACATGCCTAAACTCATGGACCATAACGCCGTCAACCATTAGACTTGAAGAACCAGCAAACAGGCTTGAGCCTGGTCCTCTGACTCCAGCATTTCTGACGTTAGCCAAGAAATCTGAATCAAGTTTAAGGTCAGCCATTACTTGAGGTGATACAAATAAATGATATACCTCATCTCCACCTGCGCCTCTTACTCCACGAATGTAGTTGTCTTTAGCATAAGCTTTAAGAGCAACAATACACTCATAAGTAATGGTGTCAGCAGCTGCAACTGCAGTTACATCACCAGCAACAAGTTTACTAGTAGCATCCCATCTTCTATGTCTGTTAGAAGTTGGAGCTGTTACATCTGAACCAAAAGTCATGTCGCCAAGATTTTGTCCTGAAGTCAGAACAGGTCTCAAAGCACCACTGTTTTTGATTGTGTAAGAAATACCAGAAAGCGTTAAAAACGCTAATTGGTCAATACGATCTGCCATTGCGTAAGCAAGTGCATCACGTGAGTTCTCACGGAAATTAACAACTGATTTTTGATCAGCTAATCTACCAGAAAGTCTATTAGCAAATCTCAATTGATCGAGTTGTACAACAATGTCGTAGGCTCTTAAGGTCTCTTCATTACCCTCTAAGGTGTTGTCTCCAACGATACCGTCACCAGTCATGTCAGCTAAAAGTGTTAATACAGCTCTAGCTCCTTTTTCTGATTGAGTAAGTTCAGATATTCTCTGAACCATAGCATTAGATCCGCTACCTGCGAATTGGTTAATGAAGGACATGTTCCTAGCGACACGCCAAAAATCACGTGACCAGATAGTTAATTGTTCGCTGGTCAACGCGCTAAAGTTTGTGTTAGCCATTGGGCTATCCTCCAAAAAAAATAATACTTAGCCAACTTATTGGAGCGGCTATTTACCCGTATACCCTTTTTCGTTGGGGAGACGCTTTCATAGTTTTACGAACATGACCTCGATCAGTTTTACGCCGTGACAGGCGAAAACGTTTGTTAGTGGAACGACCCACACTAATTATCGTATTAGTACCGAATTCTTATATCTTATACCAAGCCTTAACCAAAGTCACCACGCATTCTGCGCAATGTCTCGGCTGGAAGAGCATCAAACTCCTCACTTGATAACAATGATAAATCTATTTTCTTTTCTGTTTTGCTTTCCCCTTTCATTGCAGGTGGTTGAGCATCAGCAGCTTTTAATTTTTTAGTTACATTTGCTACTTGCTGGTGTTCTTTAGCTTTTTTGTCTACTGTTTTAACTGCAGGAGCGTTTGATGGTTGTAAAAGGTCTGGCCTTTTGACTGCTAAAGTGTATTCAGTTGCTTTTGCTAACGCATCTGCAAGCCCATAACCCTGAGAAGCAAACGCATCTCGCAGTTCTATAACATCAGCTTGTAAATTTTCGTCAAAACTAGCGCTATTTTCGTCTAAAACAGGAAAAGTTTGAGCAATTTCATTAGCTTTATCCACTAATTGTGTCATTTCTTGACTTTGTTGCACTGTTTGACCCATTTTTGCTTGTACTTCAAACATAAATTGGTCTTTTTCAGCTTGTCTTATCTGATTTCTTAACTCTACAGCCTTTTCAGTCTCTCCATTAAGCACTAAATCCTGATATTCAATTTCTTTTGCATTAAAATCATACTCTGGAGCATTTTCTGCGGCGGCTTTTTCAGCTGCGGTAGCTTCCTCTAACTTTTTTTGCATAACTTTGTTTTTAGCTAAAACTTCATCAAGCCTAGACTTAGGCACCATAGGTGCTTTTGGTTCTTTTACTTCATTTTGTTCGTCAAGGCTTTGCTCGCTTCCTTCAACTGCTGGAATATCTGGTTGTGGAGTTGGCTCGCTGTCTTCAACCACTCCCTCTTCGCTAGTAGCTTCTGGTTCAACTGCTTCTTCTTCCGCAACTTCTGGTTCTGGTTCTTCCGCAACAGCTTCTTCTTCTGGAGCGGCGTCAACTTCTTGTTCGACTTCTTCATTTTGTGCTTCCTCCTCTGGAGCATCTTCTTCAAAATTTAAATCCACTTCAAATGGTTTTGCTTCATCTTCAGAAATCCCATCTGCCCCCGGCATAACTTCCATTACAATATCTTCTTTTGTTTCTGCATTATCTTGTTTTTTACTTTTAGCCATTTTTATTACCTCCTGTAGGTTTCATGGCAGCCGTTGCAATTTTTGCTGCGGCTGTAGTTTCACTTTGATCTCTCCTTACTTGGTTAGTCATTCCTGACAACCTTTCGCGTAATTCAAGTTCTTCCCTCTTCATTTGAAGTTTGCTTTGTAATTCAGCCACCTTCATTTGTGGATCAATATTTGTTTCAGATTGAGTTTTAGCTACATTTAAAGCAGCTTCAGATTGTAATCTAGTAACTTCTGCTTCTAGTTTTGCAATCTCAAGTTGTGTTGAACGTATTTGTGCTTCCATCTGGAATTGTTGTATTTGCATTTCAGCTTCGCTCGGTGGATTCATCCCTTGCATTTCTCTTATACGCTCTGCAATTTCTCCTTTACGCGCTAAATGTGAATACTCAACAATTAAGTCATCTGGGATTGGAACTCCAACTTTTCTAAGTTCTATAGATTCAGCAAACTGAGTTTCTTCAAAGGTATCTCTTGAGGGGGCTAATCCTATAACTACATCATACTCACCCAAAGTTAGATTATTAATAATCTCACCTTCTGGTGTTACTTGGTTTACAACCATAGGTTGTTTTGGTTTCATTGGATTATTTTCATCAGTAATTTGTATGACTCTTTCTTCTGTGTAATAAGTTTGAACTAAATCTAAGACTCTTTCTGCTAAATAGTGTCTAGTTTTTCTTAAATTATCTAATGGCACTTGAATCATTAGGGCGCCGCGCGTTTGTTTTTGTTGTATAGCAACACCAGAAACTTCCGCCCCATCAGTACCTAACATCGCATCACTTATGCCACTAATTTGTTTTATGTTAGCAGCAGCTTTTTGTGCAATTCTATCTAGACCGGTGGGAATCTGATTTGGCGGTATTTTACCAGGGGGAGTACTACCGCGATTAAACTCGAGTACTAAACCAGTTTCCGCACCGTGTTCTTCTAAGTCATCTGCTGTCATTCCTGTAAGAGAACCTGACTCTACAATCCAACCACTGTTAGCAGTTGTGTTAACTATATGCAGTTCTTGAGATGAAATTTTGTTTAATTGTTCTTGTGGCGAAATTAAATTACGCACCATACCAAAAGGTTTGCCCCTTCTAAAATATGGAAAATAAGGAACTAAAGTAAAATGATTATAAGGAGACCAATCATCATGCAATACAACAGTGTCAGCGGTTACCGTCCAACGGACTTTTTTAACCATTTGTTCTGTTATATATAAACCATAGTCATCTGCAAACTTTTTACGTTTGCGTTCTCCCCAGTTGTAAGGAACATGTCTTTTATCGCCTGTTACTGGGTCAACATAAAACATACATTTTTTTAATTTATAATGCTGTCTTTCTATAACTCGAATAGAACGCAAAGTTCTTGCTTCATCGGGGTCGTTTGGATAATGAGTAGAAGCATCTTCATATTCCCCTCTTGTGTCCCCATAAGTCGTATCTTCAAATTCCATAGAGTCTGCACCGAGTGTAGAACCTACTTCAGCAATCATACGCAACTTATCTGCTTTGTCTTCACCATAAACTTCTTCAATTTCATCTAGACTCATCCACTTGCTTTCAAATATTTCATTCCAGGTTTTTGGATCATATTGTTTAGCATCCGGATCAATTAAAATATCTAATGGGTCTTTTTGTTCAATTCTAACTTCCCCATTTATATGATCAGAAAAGTCTATACGAATATCAAACCAACCCCGGTCTTGAATTAAACCATCAGAAAATACTTGACCTTCTACCCATTCTAATTTGTTGTTATCTGCAATTTGCATATACAACTTAGTAAGAACATCTGCTATTTCTTGTTGGCCAGAACCGCGAGGTTTAAATTGTACATCTGCTCTTCGCGTACTTTGTTCGCCAAGAACTGTGTTAACTGTTGGTAAGATAGTGTTGATTGTTAATGCTGGTCGACCCTGATCGTCAAGCGCTGCTATGTCAGCTTCGTCCCATTGTTCACCCCTATAAAAAGCATCACATTTTTGTGCCATGTCAATGTAATCTTCATGGCCACTGTCGCGGGCTCGTATGTAACAATCCCACTGACGTTTTGCAAGGGTTAAAGATTCAGCTTCACTTAGCTTCTTTTTTTTACTTTTGTATTCTGCCATTAAGCGCTCATTGATGATTTACGTTTGCCATCTTTTACTAAATGTTTTAATCCATCTCTCCACGACGGAACATGCTCAGGTCTTTCATAAAATGTAGCAAATTCTGTCATCATTAAACCGATCCACGCCAAGGCATCCACTTGGTCGTCATGTGTACCATTTGGAAAACGTAATAGTTCTGCAACCATCGGCCCAGTCCAAACAGCATCTTGTGGAAAGTATACCATACCTTGTTGCATTCTACCCTGGATTGCCCGTGCACGTAACTCCTTATCTCGCCTACCAACTTTTAA